AAGGCCGAGCGCGCCGACCCACTGCCCGGTGACAAATGATCCGCGACGAGGACGGGTTTGAACTGCTTGAGTTCGACCCCGCGACCGGGCGCACGTTGTGGAAGTACTTCGACGGCGAGAAGATCATTTTTTCAACCCGCTACCCGGCCGACAGCCTGATCAAGAGCAATGCCGAGAGCCGGGCGCACTTCGCCGGCCAGCGGCATGGCGATTGGTCCCGCGTTGCCAGCATCCCTTTGAATATCGCCCACGATAGCGGGTTGGTCGAAGCCATGAGCCAGCATGACGACAGGTTCATCAGCCGGTTCCTGAATGACTCGGACAACCGCGCATGGCGAACGCGCGAGGGGCAAGCCTGATGGCCGCCTTCGCCGACTATCTCGATCTCCGGTTCGCCGTATCGGATCATGTCGGCAATCGAAGCATCTCCGATGTAATGCCGCGCCTCGTGCAAATGGCGGAATCGTCGCTCAATCGAAAGCTCCGCACCCGCCAGCAGATCACCTATGAGACGTTGACCCTGGTTTCCGGGTCTGTGGCGCTCCCGACTGACTTCCTCGAAATGCTGCATGTGTTTGGCGACAACGGGAAGCAATTGCGCGCCGGCTCATTGGCCGACATTCAGCGCGAAGGCTCGCAATATTACAGGTACGCCATCGACGGCTCTAATTTGTTGATCAAGGGCTATAGCGGCGACCGGGACATTGAATATTACGCGGCTCTCCCGACCCTGACGACTTCGGCATCCACCACCAATTGGCTCNTNGCCGATTATCCNGAGGTCTACNTGTACGCNGTCGGNCTTGAGGCGGCGAAGTTCCTGAAAGACGCCGATCTTGGCGTTGCGACAAATCAATTGCTCGATGCGGCGCTCTCTTCCGTCAAAATAGACGATGACCGGGCGCGCTGGGCCAATACCACGGTTCGCGTCCAAGGCTGCACCCCATGACATTGCTCACTATAGCCAAATCGGCCGCGATCAATGTTGGAGCGGCTGTTCCTGTTTCCGTGCTTGCCGGATCGAGCGCGGACAACATCAAGCTCATCGAATATTCGCAGGAAACGGCCATTGAACTGGCGCGCCGGGTCGATTGGTCTGCGCTGCGCACAGTAACGACAATTACCGGGACAGGATCGAACGATGACTTCGACCTCCCGGCAGGCTTTGCGCGTCTGACCTCTGGCCTGTCTGTCACGGTTGGTGGCGTGCCAATCCGGGGCGGTGTCAGTCAGGACGAATGGCGGTCTTTGACTCCGATTGTCGGCACGCCGCGCTATTACCGCCTGAGCGGGGATGCGATCTCCTTTTACCCGTACCCGACCGATGGCCTTGAAATTAGCCTGTCATGGCAAACCAAGAACTGGTGCTCGTCTGGAGGGGAGATATGGGCGGATGATTCCGATACCGCGCTCGTCCCGGAAGATTTGATCGTCAANGGCACTATCTGGCGCTGGAAGCGGCAGATGGGCGCGAACTTCCAAGACTACTTGGCCGAGTTCGAATCCGCGCTGGCCGAGCTTGCCAAGTCCGATGATGGGGCTCGCTCGCCATGATCGTGAGGGGAGGNCGCGCGAACGTNCGGCAATCCGCACAACCGGCCGATCCGAAAAGCCCGAACGCTTNTCAGGTCGCATCGTTTCCTTCCCCTACACTTGGCTGGATTGCAAACGGNAACCTCGCGACACCGCAGCCGGGAGGCGCGAGCGTTCTNGANAACTGGTTTCCGACCGCGACCGGAGCGATTCTGCGACGGGGCTTGCAGCTTTACGCCACAATCGGAACGGCGGCGTCTGCGGTCACGGCCCTGTTCGCCTATGTCAACGGCAATATCGCAAAGCTCTTTGCTGCAAACGCCAGTGCAATCTACGACATCACGACGATCTCGCAGCCGAGAGACAGGTTGGTTGTCGATGAGGCCGGAAACTTCCTGGTCGATGCGAGCGGCGAATTCTATGTGATTTCAGCATCTCCAACGGCAGCCGTTAGCTCACTTACCGGGGGCGCATGGTCGGTTGTCCAATTTGCTACTTCGGGGGGNGTGTTTCTCCGGGCGGTCAATGGCGTGGATACGCCGCTTGTCTTTGACGGTACGGATTGGGGAACGACGCCTGCCATTACCGGCGCAACCCCGACAAGCTTGTCGAACGTCTGGGCGTTCAAAAACCGGTTGTTTTTCGTCGAAAAGGACTCGCTGAACGCCTGGTATCTGCCGGCCGACAGCATCGGTGGATTGGCTGTTGTATTCCCGCTTGGCAGCGTATTCACGCGCGGCGGCTCGTTGCTGTTCGGGGCGTCATGGTCGCTGGACGGCGGCGGCGGGTTGTCGGCGCAATGCGTGTTTTTCAGCTCGGAAGGCGAGGTNGCGGTTTATCAGGGCACTGATCCGAGTACGGCTGATACGTGGTCATTGGTTGGCGTCTATCGGATTGGAAAGCCTCTTGGGCCGAGTGCGTTCATTCCGGCTGGTGGCGATCTCGTCATCGCAACGGATATCGGCTTTATCCCGCTCTCTCAGGCTGTAAAGCGAGATTATGCGGCGCTGGCACCTTCGGCCATTTCGCAAAATATCGAGACGGAATGGAATGACGCGGTTTCTGGTAGTGCGGATGATGACTGGAATTGCTCTGTATGGTCCGCAAGCCAAATGGTCGTCGTTGCGCCGCCGTTTTCTAGCACGGATGCACCCTTCGTTTACGTTGCTAACGCACGTACCGGAGCGTGGGCGAAGTTCACGAACTGGAATGCAAAGTGCCTGATCGAATTTAACGGACGCGCGTTTTTCGGCTCAAATAACGGATACGTCATTGAGGCGAACGTGACGGGGACCGATCTCGATACGCCTTACACCGGTTCCTATGTCCCTCTGTTCAACGATCTCGGCGCGCTCGGAATGAAAGCGACCGGAATGGCTCGCGCAGTGATGCGAGGCCCGGTTGCGGTTGCGGACTCAGTCTCGGTCCAGACAGACTTCAACATAAGCCTGCCGTCCCCTCCCGCTGCGACGACCGTTATGGCGGATAACAAATGGGGCACTGCGATTTGGGGGCAATCGGTCTGGTCTGGAACGGCTGAGTCCAAAACCTACCAGCAATGGCGATCAGCACCCGCGAATGGGTATGCAGTTTCGCCGTCGCTACAGGTCACGAGCGGGAGCAGCACGCCTCTGGACGTTGAAATCATCCGCATGGACGTGACGTTCGAAAACAACGACGCGGTTGTCTGATGATCGTATGGGGCGGTGAAAAAGCGCCTGCGGTTAATGAGGCCATCGCCCGCTTTGTCGGGGAAAGAATCGAAGGCGGGCAAAGAGGGTTCGGGAACTGCACGACAATGGGTGTGATCGATGGTGACCGGCTAATCGCTGGCATTGTCTTTCACAACTATTGCCCGGAACACGGGACCATTGAGATCACGGGCGCCGCGACTACCAAAAGGTGGCTCACGCGCCAGGTTATCCGGTCCATGTTCGGCTATCCGTTTGATGAAATCGGCTGCCAAATGGTTGTCGCTCGGCATCCTGAGGCGAACGAATCGCTGCGCGGTATGTGGGTATTAGCAGGCGCGACCGAATACGTGATCCCAAGGCTTCGCGGGCGTGACAAAGCGGAAGCCATTGCGACCTTAACCGACGATGCGTGGCGCGAAAGCAAATTGCGAAGAGGAATACGCTAATGGGCAAGCCGTCACCTCCGAAACCGCCGGACCCGAAAGAAACATCGGCGGCATCGACTGGCACGAGCGTTGCGACGGCGCTCGCCAACGCGAACTTGCAGAANGTCAGTCAGNTCACGCCTAACGGCAGTCTGACCTACGATCANACNGGNACATANAATTTNNNNGANCCCTANACNGGGCAGTCCTACGANATTCCNCNGTTCACCGCGACCACGACGCTNTCGCCCGAGCAACAGAAGCTNGCCGANCTCAANAACCAGACGCAGGAAAANCTCGGAAATATCGGGGTCCAGCAGTCGTCCAAGATCGGATCGTTGCTNAATACGCCGTTNGATCCGAATAGCGCGGTNGAAGGAAAGATNGACGCGCTAGGCNNGGCCCGGCTCGATCCGCAGTTTGCNCGCGAAGAAGATGCNNTGCGGACNCGGTTGGTCAATCAGGGCATCCAGCCCGGNTCCCCCGCATGGAATGCGGAAATGACGCAATTCCAGCAGGGCAAGAACGATGCCTTCAATCAACTTTATCTCAGCGGCAACCAGCAGGCGTTCCAGCAGGCGCAGGCTACGCGCAACCAGCCGATCAATGAGGTGACTGCGCTGTTATCGGGTTCTCAGGTGAGCCAGCCCAATTTCCAGAACGTGCATGAGCCGACGATTCCGACCACGGACAACGCCGGCATCATCAACACGAACTATAACCAGAAATTGCAGGGCTACCAGCTTGAGCAGCAACAGCAGCAGGCGTTGCTTGGCGGACTGTTCGGCCTCGGTGCTGCCGGCGTCTACAAGTTCTCCGACCGTCGCTTGAAAAAGGACATCAAGAAGGTCGGCAAGACGAAGGACGGTCAGGCGATCTATTCCTACAAATATAAGGGCGACGACACGCCGCAAATGGGCCTGATGGCTCAGGACGTGAAGAAGAAACACCCGGAGGCCGTCATAACAACGCCAAGCGGGTTCCTCGCAGTGGATTATGACAAAGCTCTCGGCTTGATGGACGCACCATAATGGCCGCCTCCTATCTCATTGACCAAAGCAAGGGCGATACCCCGCAGAGCGTCGCGCAGCAGCGCCAGATAGCGGCTGTTCTGGCCTCTCGCATTCTAGGTCGCGCGCCCAAGAATGTCGGGGAGGGCCTTAGCGCCATCGGTCAGGCGTTGATTGCCCGCACGATGATGGGCGAGGCCACTGACGCACAGAAGGCCGGGCTTGCCAGCGGCAACGACGCGTTTTCCAAAATCTCATCCATGATAACCGGCGGGGCACCGGCTACACCGTCCGTTGCTTCCGCAACTCC